TCAAATCTGCTCCCCTCCATAGGCGGTACGCCAAATCCCGGCTGCTCCGCAGTCGAAGGCATTATCTGATATGCACCCTCCGCCCCTGCTCTACTAACGGCGCGGGGATTACCCCCACTTTCTGCAATCATAAGTGCGTCAAGCAGGTTATCCATGTTTATATCACTAGCTCTTACAAGATCACCTTTTGCATACCCAATAATGCTCCCGCCAGCCATCTTACTACGTGGTTCTATTATTCCCTTGGTGCTATCTAGGTACTGCATAACGAAGGGTAGCTGGTCACCCATTTGGGTTTTGAGGTCATTTAACCTTTGCTGTACATTAGCTTTGGCCGTTGGGTCTGTAGCAGCATCCATAGAAGCCTGCATTTGACGATACAAATCAGCCAGCCTTTTAACATCTTGAGGATCGGCTGCTTTCGGAGATACTGCACCGAGTGTAGGACCGCCTTCAGCCATACCCACAATGCCACCCCCCGCCATACCCATCATGCGACGGTTTTGCGCTACTTGCACCTGTCTACCACGCTGGGCCATACCCGGCATAAGACTCTGCATAAGTGAGGAAATGCCACCCTCTACTTGAGACTTTATAGTCTGAGGTTGTACAGGCTGTTGAGCTTGCTTATCTCGTTGTGCTGAAGCCAAAAGCTCCATAGCTTTGCGTTCTTTTAGAAGTGCTTCAAGTTCTTTTGGAACATCACTTTCTACTATCTGTTCAGCAGCAGCTTGTTGCGGAGATTTAGGCGCCGCTAATCTAGCCGCAGGTGCACCTGCCATGTTACCTAGTTGCTGCTGTGGAGTAGGCTGAAGGGCAGCAATACCACCTTGTTGATTATCCATTCGCATCATTTGCACCTTTTACACTACTTCATTTAGGTTATTTACACCTTCTGCTATGGTGCCGAAAATATTTGCACCAAGACCTAGGTAATCTAAAAATTTACTCAAGCTATCTGGCTCTATGTACTCACGAGATACAGCTTCGATAGGCAGACCTTGTAGTAACGACTGCATGAATTGAAGTTTCTTAAAAGGGTCGTCTCGCTCTTCTCGAAACTGTGCGATGTCTGCCGCTATGCCTTCGCTTTCTATGGCGCGTTGTTCAGCGCCTGCTTGTCGTTGTGCACCTAGCACATCTAAGCCATACCCACGGTCTTTGTTAAATTGTCCAAGACCTTGCTCATAGGCAGTTTGCATACCTGTGCCGTAGATGTCTGTAAGGTTTCTAAGCAGGTTGCGTTGGCCTTCAGACTCCATAATTGCTTGGCGTCCCCCGCCAAAAGCACCGGCTTTACTCAATCTACCTGCGTTCATTACCCGCTGTATTTCTGCTTGCCGCTGAGCTTCTGCCATCTGAGGTTCTAAGGCTGCACTTATATAGGGAGACATGTAGCTTTGTGCTGTACTCCCAGTAAAATCACCGGCAGTGCTAGCCGTAGGCATAGCAAGGCTTCCAATCCCTTCGTAAGCTTTAGCTTGTAACTCAGAAGGTCCAGCCGTAAGAGCGCCGGTATATGCTTCATACGGTGTAGAGGCAAGAGCTTGACCCTTGCCCAACATCTCAGTTACATAGGGCTGAGCATAGGGAGAAAGTGACTCCGTTTGTGTAGACATTTGACCTGCTGGATCAGCCATTTCTATTCTCCTAAGCTGGCATCATTTTGGTAGGGTTGATCTCTGGGCCTTGTTTGGTAGTCCCAGTACGTTCATCACGCACCCTATCCATCATTGAATATAGTTGTTGTGCTCCTGCATCTGAGTTGCCATTACCTAAATGACTTACCACATCAGCAGGTATTACAAATTCACCGTCACTCAAAGCAGCGGGCTGTGTTCCATCTATTGTAGCAGGTATAAGGTCAGCCATCCCGTCAGTAGGGCCACCTAAATAGTAGCCTTGTCCTTGTCCTTGTCCTTGTCCTTGTGCCATACCACCTGCTGCAAAAAGGTTTAACCCTTCCATTCCCAGAAGCCCTACTAGTTCTAAAAGCGTGTCAACATCAACTTCTGCGTCTTCACTTGGGGCTGTTGTATAAGAGATAGCATCCATAGGTGCTGCTCTCGTTGCTGTATAAGAGCTAGCATCCATAGGTGCTGCTATTGTTGTTGTATTTTGAGGGGTAACTGCGTCTCTTTGATACTTATACTGCGGTATCTGTACGGCATTTGGGTCTAAAGCTTCACCCCCTAGGGCTGTGCCGGTAGGTTCAAACCGCCCTTTTGTAAAATATAGTCTGCCATACTCGCCCGGTCTTCTAGGTCTGGTAAGCATATCCACTGCATCTTGGTTATTTACATCGCCACCTTCTGCATACATGTATAAATTTTTCATATCTTCGTTTTCTTTAGTTATTTGAAACGGCTGGTCAAGCCCTTTAGCAAAATCATACAAATAGTCTATGTCTACAACATCGCCGGGTTCTTCCCGCACCGTTGTAACGCTGGGGGGTAATGTAATCGTACCCCCACCTCCGTCTTCGCTAGGAGGTGGTTCTCCCGGCGGTGGTGGTTCTTCCGGCGGTGGTGGTGGTTCTTCTCCGCCGATAATTATGGTTTCATCGTCGTCATCATCGTCGTCGGTGATTATGGTTTTAATTATTTCTTCGTCGTCATCATCGTCATCATCAGAAGTTATGTTTTTAATTATTTCTTCGTCTACTACAGTACCACCGTCTACTACAGTACCATCGTCTACTACAGTACCATCGTCTACTACAGTACCATCGTCTACTACAGTACCATCGTCTACTACAGTACCATCGTCTACTACAGTACCATCGTCTACTACAGTACCATCGTCTACTACGATTTCATCATCAGAAGTACCATCGTCTACTACAGTACCATCGTCTACTACAGTACCATCGTCTACTACAGTACCATCGTCTATTACGATTTCATCATCAGAAGTACCATCGCCTGTTCCCGTATCATCAGGTAATTGAGGGCCAATAGGTTTGCCTTCGTTGTTTACAGTAATTGTTTTTACAGTGTCTGCGGTCCCTGTGTCTGTTCCCGTATCATCACTTAAATCAACACCAAATAAATCAGTACCTTCAGTGTCTTCTCCAGTCATTGTTGTTGCGGCTACTGTAGCTTGCCCTATTTTGTTAATAGCATCAGTTATCTGCCCCATGTCAGCGCCAGCGGGTAAACCCAACGCCTCTCTAGCAGCTTCTTGTATAACTACAGTGCTTATTTGCCCTAAATCAGGCACGCCCCCCTGCCCTGTTACTGTTTTAATGCTCTTATCAATTATGGCGTCAAGCCAAGGCAGTCCTGTAGTTACACCAGTTTGAGTGCCGGAAGGAGTTGTGCCTGTATAAATAACAGGAGAACCGCTTGTTTGTCCCCATACCACGGTTGCACCGGGTTTAGGATTACCTATTACTTTAGTAGGAGAGGGGAGTCCAATACTCTGAAATACTCTGTCTATAACCTTACCGGCTGTTGTTCCAGCCTGCTGCACTAAATTAGGGCTACCGGTAGCGGAGGTGGAGGTGGTAGTGGTAGGTATGAGTGAAAATCCGGATTCATCGTCTGCTCCGACTAACGTAGCAGTGTCTGCATCTACCATACTACCCAGCATCTCTTCTGCTGTTGGCGCACCATACACTGCTTGGACTATAGCAGGGGGTATTCCAAAATAGTCCGCAACTTGGTCAACAGTAAAATCACCGGCGTCAATCCCCTGCCGAACTAAGTTTTGTTCCTCTGCCGAGTAATCTCCATCAATTGGTATGTCTAACTCAAGCAGCTTTTGTAGGTAGGGTATGTCTGTTGGGTCTGCTGTTGGGTCTGCTGTTGACGTAGGTAAAGGTTGTCCAGTTGGCCCATATCCAGCTTCTGCTAGTGCTGCATCCACAGCGTCTCTAGGTATCTCCAACATCTGTGCAACAACATCTGAACTAAAACCAGACTCTCTTAAAAACTCCGCAGTTACCTCCGCCTGTTGCTCTGGGGGGACAAGCTCCTGTATTTGAGACAAGACCATATAGGCGTTATCAGCTAAAGATTCGGCAGTCTCAAAACGACCTTCCATTTCTTCTTGCATCGAAGGACTAGAAAGTTGATATAGGATGTCATCAAGTAAACTAAGGTTTTCTCCTAAAGCGTTTTTGCCTTGGGAAGAATCGCGTCTGCCTTGAGAGGAATCGTATATGGTTTTAGTGCTCATCTCTCACCTACGGAGGTGTCGGTAGTGTCTCAGGCAATACTGAAACAAAAGTTACAGTGATTACAGCAGAGGGTTCGCCGGGGTGAGGTGTTGCCGCAGCCTCAAAGTCCAGCTTGGTATCTATATCGTCGGATGACCACATCATCTCTATGTACGACCCTGCCTGTAAATCAATATTAAAACTCCACGCAATGTCGTTGCTGTCGTTGGAGCCTGATAAAACCAAATGTCTGGCCGAATAGTTTATATCCGTGCCATCTCGCCTGATCCACACGTACACGTTCTTGGACGAGGCTGAATTACTTACTGCCTGCGCTACAAACTGGAAGTTATAAATACCAGAATATGTTGCTGTAATCTGGCTGTTAGAACCGCCGTTTATCGTTATTGCTTCGCTCAAATAAGTATTTTCAAAACTAACTACTTGAGCGGTATTTATTACTGCTATAGGTTGATCTGTAGTGGAGAAGAACAATCCGTTAGGGACTTCTACAAACTGACCACCATACTCACCGGTTAACAAGTTTATATTGTTTGCTAACCTATTGAAAAACAAACGCAAAATATTATTCAGGTCATCTAAATACGTCCGCAGTATGTTTCTCTCTGGCGGTATCGGTAGGGCAGGGGCTTCTACCTTATTTATCAGGCGATTAGCCACTAGCCTCTCCTGCCGTCAGGCCGCATATCCATCCTAGGTGCGCCTAGTTTCCACGTTACTCCTAGTTCTGTAGACTCAATTTTGATCGACATCTGCCGACCCCGTACCCGTGTAAATACCTGCCCTGTAAACTCCTCTACAGGCAATACGGCTGTTCTGGTGACTGTCGCGCTGCTGTTACCCCCGACTGAGGCTGGGTTATACCGCCCAGAACCTGAGTTCTCCAAGGGGTTCAGAGTCATGGTAGCCGCAGGCGAACCTGCTGTAGAGCCGGTAAACGTCATGTCAGGTAACATCTTGTTAATTAACATGAACCTGTCGCCGTCATCCAAATCGAACTGTGTTGAGGTTATAGTAGCCGTTACAGCCGTAGGGGTGCCTGTCTCGTTGTCATCTACGCCGTTTTCTTGAAGCACCAAGTTGTTATTAAAAGTAGCCGCTATTGGGAACTCCCGTAGGTCTGAATCAATCCACGCTGAACGCGCCAAATTGCCGTAGTACCAGACGTTTTCAACATAGTTGTACACTACATAACGGTCATTTCGTGTAGCTCCAGCAGAGCAGTAGAACCACCATATCTCGTCAAATTGCTCATTAGAACCACAGATTACTTGGTCTGCTTGCTGTTGGTTGAAATCATCAAATACATAGCTACGCACTTCACAGGGGAGCGTCTTAACTGTACCGTCGTAGTAGTAAAACTTGTTTGTGCCCATCCAATAGGCAACGTTGCCGGAATATACCGCTGCGTTGGGGCTAGCTATGGTAACGTTTGTGCCTAGAAGCTGCGCCCCCCATACCTCTGGAGCGCCTAGATATTGTAGTCCGTACAAGGCCGTATCAGTCCAGACCAGTACCTCTTGACGTGCTTGGATAGCATCTATGATCTCTGTGCCTTCTGACAGGCGCAAACTGCCTGCTTGGTTAGTCGCGGCAGGCGTCCAGTTAGATATATCTTCTTGATCTGACCAACGGATCAACATGGGATCAAGTACAGAACTGCCAAAATCATTGGCCCCAAAACAGAAAGCAAAGCGGAATATGTCTGATACAAACGCTACATTTACTATAGTAGGTACGTCAGACGCTCCGGCTAAAGAGCTTACATATACGCCCCGTGTATCCACTCCAAAGCTTGCATCCCAGTAAAGCGGTACGCCTCCTCTGTGAGCAAAAAATAAGTCCTCACCGAAGTTAGATTGACTCCAGATACGCATGGGGGCATTAGTAGCACCGCCTGTACCCCAAGTACCAGACCCCCAACGCCCCGCACCCCAGCCAGTAAACGGCACTTCAACCTCATTGCCTACGGGTATTTGGTACGCACCTACGACAGAAGCCCCACCGTTGCCTGTATCTGCCGGGTTGGCTGTGGCTGTGGCTGTGATGGTGTAGTTGTCAACGTCTACTACAGTAGCTACTGTGTATTCTGCGTTTAGTACATCAGCCGTAATGTTGCCACCCAGAGATACCGCACCGGAAAATGTCACGTAATCACCCTGTGACGCGCCGTGAGCTGTATCAGTAACAGTAAGAGTGGCAGAACCATTAACAGCGGCAAAAGTTACGTCACCCGCTGCTGTGGTTGCTCTAATAGGAGTAATATCGAAGTAAGCCCCACCTCGTTCTATGTAGTATTTGAGGTTGGTACCAACAGCAACCAGATTTTGCAGGTTAAGAGTTGCCCAGTTAAGCAATGACCGGGCTACACCGAGATAAGTATCTGCGGAAATACGCTGCCACCCGCCTATTTTCTGGGGTAGCCCACGTCTGAAGCGCACCTTGTCGGTCTCGTACCACTGACCTTCGGCGGCATACCGGGTAGTTTCTCTGTTTACACCCGGCTTGAATTGTAATTTTCTAACTGCCATTTAAACCTCAATCCGCGTACTCACCACTAGCAATCATGTCGGTCAGCTCTAAAGCACGGCCACCAACTTGTTTTGCCCACCTAGAGTCCAAGAACTCTGTGGAGGCTTCTGTGTAGTTTCCCGCTTCCATAGCGGTTAATGCGCGTCGAAAGCCACGTAAACGCGTAGCTCCGAGGTTAAAACTAATGTCAATCATAGCATCTTTTCGGACATCATCAAGACCGTTAAACCACGAGTATTCTGTAGCTAACTCCTTGATTACTCTGGCAATATCGTTTTCTAGGAGGAAATCTACTTCTTCGTCAGACAGCCCAATACCGTTTTCTGGGTCTACATTACGCCCAATACCCACCGTCCAGTATCCGGCGGGACACTTATAAGCCACATGACGACCATTAGTT